TCAAATCAACGGCTACTGCAACACTGACTTCGAGAGCACAAGCGAAACCCGTGTTTTCAGGGCTGACGATCCCAAAGTGCTGCTTGTTGACCAGTTCAACACGCTTACAGGTCTGATCGTCAAGACAGACACTGACAACACGGGCGTGTACGACAGCACCCTGACCATCACAACGGATTTCGTGCCGCAGCCGTTCAACGCTGCTGACGCTCCGTACACGTCGCTGCTGAACGTCAGTGGCGACTGGCCACGCTACGACAGCGGCAGGCCCGCTGTGCAGGTCACAGCTGCGTTTGGCGACCAGAACGCTAATGGCGTGCCGTATGCCGTACAGCAAGCCGCCCTGATCCTCGCAGCACGCCTGTACCAGCGCCGCAGCAGCCCGCTAGGGGTGATGACCCAGTTTGCTGACTATGGCCTTGCACGTGTGTCTAGGGTCGATCCAGACGTCATGGCGCTGCTGGCGTCGTACCGTGTGCTGGCTACTGCCTGATGGCTGATTACGCAGCGATTCGAGAAGGGCTCAAGACACGCCTGGAAACGATCGACACGTTTCTAGTTGTGCACGCCACTGTGCCTGGTCGTGTCGTTGCGCCTGCAGCTGTCGTTGTGCCTGGTCGACCGTTGGCGGTCTATCACGATTCGATGGTGGGCAGTGGCGGCAGCTTGACTGTCTTTCAGTTCGAGATCGTGTGCTGCGTGCAATCTATGGCAGAAGAGTTCGCACAGGATTCGCTAGATGCTCTTATCAGCGGCACTGACAGTGTTCAAGCTGCGATCGAGGCTGACCCAACGCTAGGCGGCTCTGCTACCACGTGTCAGGTACGCCAGGCAGTTGATTATGGTACCGTTGAGTTCAGCGACAGCGTCTACTATGGGGCCAGGTTCATTTGTGAGGTGTACGCCAGATGAGTAATTACAAAGTCACGTCACACAAGCTTGCTGGCTTTAAGCATGGCGACACTGTGACTGAAGATGATCTAGAAGGCGCAAACGTGCCTGCACTAATCGCTGGTGGCCATCTGGCTGCTGCGACAACGAAAACCAGCCGCAAGGCCAATAACGAAGAAAGCGAAGGCTAAAGGCCATGGCAGTATTCTTGTCTAACGATGTCCAGATCGTAGTAAATTCAGTGGACCTTACCGATCATGTCGCCAGCGTCAGCTGGGAAGAGACTGCAGCGGAACTGACCACCACAGCGATGGGCGATTCCAACGAAACCCGCATCGGCGGGCTGAAGGACGGCAGCATCACTTTGGAGCTGCACCAGGACTTCGACGCTGGCGAAACGTATGCGACTCTCTACGCTCTGCTCGGCACCGTCACCACTGTGGAGATTACGCCGACTAGCTCGGCTGTGTCCGCTACGAACCCTAAGCACTCTGTCAGTGCGCTTGTCACGACCGTGCCTGTTCTCGATGGTTCGGTGTCTGACCTTGCGACCATCAGCGTTACCTGGCCTATGTCAGGCCCTGTCACGGTGGCCACTTCGTAAAAATGCTGGATATCTCTATCTCAACACGACTGGCCGATGAGACAGAGCCAGTAACAAGCAAACCCACCATGGGAACGCTGCTGCAGCTAGAACGCTACTTTCAGCTGCCAAGCGCTATCGAAGCGTTGCAGCAGACCAAAATTGAGCACGTAGCGTGGCTTGCCTGGGAATCTAGGCGGCACGCTGGACTGGTCGTGCCAACGTGGGAAAAGTTCCGAGATTCGCTAGTTGACATCGAGTTCGACAGCGACAATGACACCCCTTTAGCCGCAGGGGAACCGCCTACGGCATAGCTGCACTGGCTGTCGCCACAGGACAGCCCATCAGCGAGCTTCAGAACGCTTCCCCAGCCGTCATACGTGCTCTAGAGGCAATCCTTAAAGAGCGACAGCAAGCACAAGAGGAAGCTGCAAAAAGGCGCTAACCATGCCACCACAAACGTTCAGCTACGACCTAGGCACATACCAGGGCCGTCAAGTATCTGACCGTGGTGGCCGCAACACTCACGCTTCTATGCGTGCAGGCAGCATGGTGGAAGTGCGCGGGCTGCGTGAGCTACGGCGCGACTTTCGCAAGGCTGGCGGCGACATGACGCAGCTAAAAGACCTGCACAAGTACCTTGCAGACGACGTAGCTGGAACCGCCAAAACCAAAGTGCCTGTGCGCAGCGGACGCCTAAAAAACTCTATTCGAGGATCTGGTACGCAAACCGCAGCACGTGTACGTGCAGGCAACAACCGTAAGAGCGGGCCAAGCAGCGTGCCCTATGCGGCACCCATACACTTTGGCTGGTCACGCAGAGGCATTAAACCCCAGCCCTTCCTGTATGAAGCGCTCGACGATAGGCGAAATCAAGTGATTGACGCCTACAACGACCAGATCGACAGCATCATAAGGAAAGTGTTTTAGACTCGCTCTATGGCTGCAGGCTCTAGCGTTATCAACGTCGCTATTCTGGGCGACGCTAAAAAGTTCAAGCGTGCAGTTGGCGAAGCTAGCGACAAGCTAGGCAAGTTCAGCGCCAAAGTCGGCAGCGTTTCCGCCAGCGTCGTCAAGGGTTTTGGCGTCATGGGCGCAGCCGCTGGCGGTCTGGCAATCGTCGCAGGTAAACAGCTGTTCGACCTGGGCGAAGAACTTACGTCGCTAGACCAAAAGATCGGCACCGTATTCTCTGGCCAGTCTCTAGAGCAGGTCACAGGCTGGGCTGACGAAGTCGCAGCCCGCATGGGTCTGACATCGACGCAGGCAGCAGGCCTAGCCGCTAACGCAGGCGATCTGCTTAAGCCAATGGGCTTTACGGCTGACGAAGCCGCCAGCATGAGCACCGAAATTATCGGTCTTGCTGGTGCACTGTCTGAGTGGTCTGGCGGGCAGCGGTCTGTAACAGAGACTGCCGAAATTCTGTCTAAAGCGCTGCTGGGCGAGCGTGACTCGCTCAAGTCGCTGGGCATCAGCATTAACCAGGCAGAAGTTGACCAGCGAGCGTTGACGATCGCACAGGCCGCAGGCCGTGAAGAGATCAACGAAATGGACAAAGCGCTTGCGACGCAGCAGCTGATTCTTGAGAAGTCGACTGATGCGCAGGAAGCGTTTGCGGCTGGCGGTAACAAACTGACAGCGGCACAAAACAAGCTGCGTGCAGCGTTTGGCGAGCTGCAAGAACGACTGGCCCGCAAACTGCTGCCCGTGTTCGCACAAGTTGCAGACATCGTTGTTGAGCTAATCGACGTGTTCGACAAAAAAGGGCTGGGCGGCGTTATTTCTGACGTGTCACGACGTGTGCAAGAGGCTTGGCCCGCTATTCGTGCGCAGCTAGGCGTGTGGGCACGTGGCTTTGTTGCTTGGCTGCAGGAAGTTGGCCCGCCACTGCTGGCAGCGCTTGGCGACCTAGCCCTACGTATTGGCCGTTGGCTAATTAACGACGGCTTGCCTGTGCTAGTGCGCAAGTTGGGCGAGTGGGCGCAAGCGTTCATTGACTGGATCGGGCCACTTATCCCGCCATTCCTGCGACGTCTAGGCGACCTGATTGCACAGTTTGCAAACTGGTTCATTGACGATGGCCTACCCATGATCGTTGAGAACCTAGGCAGATGGGCACGGGCGTTTCTTGAGTGGGTAGGCCCTCTTATCCCACCGTTGCTGCGAGAGCTTGGCAAGCTGCTTGTGGACGTTGGTTTCTGGATTTTGACTGACGCTCTGCCGAAACTGATTGGCTACCTGGCCGAGTGGGCCGCAGCGCTTGTCAACTGGCTTATTGACGTTACGCCTGACGTGCTGCGAGAGCTTGGCAACCTGCTTGTTAGTCTTGGCGTCAACCTTTACAACGGCGCAGTTGATCTCGGCAAAGACCTGGTGCAGGCGATCGTTGATGGCATTGTTTCGGTCGGTAGCCGGATTCCTAATGCGCTGCGTAGGGTCATTCCGGGCGCAAATCTGTTTGGGCTAGCAACAGATCCTTTGCTGCGAGGCATGGCTAATGGCGGGCCAGTAGGTGCCAACGTTCCTTACATCGTGGGCGAACGTGGCCCAGAGCTGTTCGTGCCTGACGTTGCAGGCAACATCGTGCCGAATCACGCCCTGGGCGGCATGGGTCGTGGCGATACGTTTAACGTCAGCGTCCATATGCCTACAGGCACGTCAGGTGATGACGTCGTGCGGGCACTGCAGGACTTCCAGCGACGTCGTGGCTCTATCCCCGTAACAACGTCTGGCGCAAGGTTCTAGGCGTGGCTTGGCCTGATTACTCGATTTACCTAGTAGAGGATGTCAACAACCGAAACGACATCGCAGCCACTGTTCTAGGTTTCAGCATCGAGCAAAACGCAGAAGCTGGCCGCATGGGCACAGGCACGGCTGTTATCGAGCTAGACAACCAGGATGGTCGCTACACGCCATACAACAGCGGCACCTACTCTGACGTTGACTGGTTCTCGGCAGCTATCGAGATCACAGTAGGTACGTACCCGACCAGCATCCTTGCGTACATGTTTGCGGGCATGATCGTTGACTTTGACCTAGTCGACGACGGTATTAGCTCCATCGTGCGTTTGACGGTCGCTGACGCTTTCAGCATCGGTGGACGTACACCGATCGTTGACCGCACCGTCACAGGCACCACGACGGGCCTAGCGGACTTTATTGAAACGTATTGGTCTGGCACGTATGGAGAAGTGCAGCTGCCGACGTTGGGCGCTGGTGCGGGCGCAGAGCCTTACGACGACGACGCTGGCCCTACGGCGCTAGAGATCGACTACAAACTTGCTGACGTGGCGACAAGCGCCGCCATGGACGAAATGAACGCTGCTGTGTTGCCTGCTGGGCCTGGCGTGGCGTTCCCGACCCGCTTGTTCCTGCCTGACCCTGGGTTTCCGTTGCTGTGGCATTTCACCAGCGCAGATCAGCTGCACAGAGGCACGGCTTACGCCAGAACGTTTACGTTTACAGAATCGCCTGCCGTTGGCGAGCTGC